TCTTAATGACTTAAAAAATACTGCAATAGCTGCTTTTAAAGGTATGACTGTTGCGTCAAGAGCATTTATGACTGCAGGAATCGGTATCCTTATTGTGGGTATTGGTTTACTTATTGAAAACTTTGACAAAATAGCCAACGTATTTACAGGAGAGATAGAACGTAATGCACGTTACACTCAAGCCTTAAATAAAAGTGCTAAAGCTATTAAAGATAATGCCAAAGAATTAGACAAGAGAGCTGACGATTTAAAAAGGAATCAGGACTTTGAGTATGCAATGGCAGAGGCACAAGGTGCTACAACTGCAGAGCTTCGTAAGATGAAAGTTGCACAAGCTGAAGAACGCATTGAATTGGAGAAAGATTCCGTAGCACGAGCAGAAAACATTTACTGGTTAGCGAAGCAAAGGTATCAGAAACTTGTCAACTTGGAAGCCGATGAGGAGTTAATCAAAAAGGCTAAAGAAAACGCAGTCCAAGCTCGTGAGACATTAGTCAAAGAAAAGGAGGACTTGCAACAAGCCCGTCAAGATAAAAAAGACATCGTTAATCAAAACAAAGTTGACGATGTTAAAGACAAGCAAGATAGGATTAAAGCAGCAAAAGACGCAGCAAAGGAAAGTTACAAAACGGAGCAAGATAGAATTAAAGCTGAAAAAGATTTAATTGCTAAATCAAATTCTGACGCTGACAAACTTGAATTAGAACAAAAGCAGCAACTGGATGCTAAATTAGAAGAGATAGCAAATCAAAACTATTTAAATTCTCTTTCAGACCAAGAAAAAGAACTTTTAGCAGTACAAGATAAATACTTTGAACTGGAGACCTTAGCTAAAGGCAACGCTGAGGCTTTAAATGATATTGAGATAGCCAAACTCAATGAGCAAAACGATATCAACTTAAAGTACCAAGACATATCTTATAAGCAAGACCAAGAATTTAAAGCAAAGCAAAAGGAAGCAGATGATAAGGCAGCAAAAGACAAAGAAGATGCAGCAAAAATAGAAGAACAGGCTAACTTATTTAAAGTCCAAGCAACCCTTGACGGATTGGCAGCAATAGCTTCAATTAGCGAACTGTTTGGAAAGAAATCAGAGAAGGCAGCAAAAAAAGCATTTCAAGTTCAGAAGGCTGTAAATATAGCAACGGCATTAATCACAACATATCAGAATGCAACAAGTGCTTACGCTTCTCAGTTTACACCTATTCCAACTCCTGACTCTCCTATTCGTGGTGGTATCGCAGCAGGTATAGCAGTAGCAACAGGTTTGGCTAACGTAGCTAAAATCTCTCAACAAAAGTTTGAGGGAGGTGGTTCTATTAGTGGAGGCGGTGGAGGCGGTGGAGGCGGTGGCTCTATTCCGTCAATGTCTCCATCGTTTAATGTAGTAGGTAACTCAGGTATCAATCAGTTAGCACAACTTCAGCAACAACCAATGCAGGCTTATGTGGTAAGTGGTTCAGTAACTACTGCTCAGAGTTTAGATAGAAACCGAATTGAAAACGCAACATTGTAGCATTAAAAAGTTAAATAGATATGACCGTTATTGAATTAATCATTGACCCTAAAGACGAGCAGAGCGGAATTGATGCCGTCAGTGTAGTTGAATCTCCTGCCATAGAGGAGAACTTTGTAGCACTATCAAAACACGAAGTAGAACTCAAAGAAGTAGACAAAGAGAAGCGTATCTTAATGGGTGCAGCTCTCATACCTAATAAGAAAATCTATCGTGTAAACGCAAAGAAAGAGGAGTATTACATTTACTTTTCGGAGGACACCGTGCGTCAAGCTATGGAGTTATTCTTTAAAAACGGAAACCAATCTAACGCAACCTACGAACACAAAGACGCAGTTAAAGGAATGACAGTAGTAGAATCTTGGTTGATTGATGACCCTAAATCGGATAAATCCCAATTATATGGTTTCAATTTGCCAAAAGGTACGTGGATGATTTCTATGAAAGTCGACAACGATGAGGTTTGGAATGATGTCAAAGCTGGCAAGGTTAAAGGCTTCTCAATTGAAGGATACTTCGCTGACAAATTAGAAATGTCCTTAGAGCAACAAAAGAGAAATGAAATTATTGAACAACTTAAAAACCTACTTGATGAGCAAATTTAAAACACCAAGTAAAGCAAGTCCAAGAGCTGGTAGCAAAAGAGGCTGCCTATGTGAAAACGGAACATACTCAACTAAATGTTGTGATGGTAGTTTACAAGCTCAGGGAATTGGTAAAACGGCTACTGTTAACGAGCCTGCTCCTACTCAAACTGAGAACAACGGAGTAAGGACTATCATACGTCAAAACGGATAAAAATAAAACAAATATAAACACAGTTAATTTATTAAGTATGAATACTACAAAATCAGTTTATAATAAATTGTTCTCGGAAGACAAAACCGAGTTGAGTAAACACGAAGTGCATCTTGCTTTGATGGATGAGCTTGCAAACATAAATATGGAGGCAGGTTCATTATTGACACTTCAAGCGCAACAAATGGCTGCATTTGACAAATTGGAAAAATCTATTGCTCTAAATAAAAAAGGTTTAGCAGATGCTGAAAAAGGATTGAAAGCTGCGCAAGACTTAGGAGTAAAAGATGCTATTGACGCATTTAAAAGATGGGTGAAAAGTTTTAGCGATGATATTAAACGTGCTGAAAAAGGCAAAAAACTTGTAGCCGAACTTGATAATTTTTAACTATAAAAACAAATGAACGAAAAATCAATCTTAAACAAAGTCCGCACACTTCTTGGTTTAGAAGTAAAGTTGGAAACTATGATGCTTTCAGACGGAGTATCAATGCTCGAAGCTGATGCTTTTGAAGCTGGTCAACCTGTATTTATCCTAACGGAAGACGAACAACGTATCCCACTTCCAATTGGAGAGTACGAATTAGAGGATATGCGTATCCTTGTAGTAATCGAAGAAGGCATCATTGCTGATGTTCGTGAAGCTGCAGAGCCTGAAGTTGAAGTAGAAGTAGAAGCTCCTGAAGTAGAAGAGGAAGTTGAAGCTGCTGCCGAGACTACCCCACAAGCTAAAAAAGTCATTGAGTCTATCGTTAAAGAATCTTTCTTTAGCGAAATCGAAGCACTTAAAAAAGAGAACGAAGAATTGAAAGCACAAATTGCTTTATCTACTGTAGCCGCAGAAGAAGTTGCGCCTGTAGAATTAAGTGAAGAGCCTAAGCCTATTTCTTTCAATCCTGAGAACTCAACTGCTACCGACATATTCAAGTTTGCGACTAAAAGAAACGCAACCACTATGGATAGCGTATTAAACCGAATTTCTAACATTAAATAACTAAAAAAATGAGTACAACTTTAGTATCAATTTCAAACGACGATTTACGTCAAGTATTGCAAACGCAAGTAATCAGTTCAGCTACTACTTTAAGCGGAGCAGATTCAGGTAAATTATTCTCTTTGAATGCAGCAGCAGGCGCACAAATTACTTTGCCTGCAGTAGCAACTTCAGCGGGTTTTAATTTCCGATTCACAGTACAGGCTTTATTTGCCACAACTGCTTGGACAATTAAAGCAGCAACAAATGTCATTCAAGGTGGAGTAATTGTTAATTCAGTTAACGTTCTTGCAGGAGATGAGAACACAATTACTTTTTCAGCAAGTGCTGATACAATTGGTGATTTCGTTCAATTGCATTGCGATGGTGTTAACTGGTATGTTTCAGGAGTAGCAGCTTCAGCAGGCGCAATTACATTAACTGTAGTCTAATCTTATAAAAATTAAAAAAATGAGCAAATTAAATTTATCTACTACCCAAAGCATCAGCACAACATACGCAGGTGAGTTTGCAGGTAAGTACATTGCTGCAGCTTTATTGTCTGCACCAACTCTTGACAAAGGCGGTATCACAATTATGCCTAACGTTAAGTACAAGCAAGTTATCAAGCGTGTTGCTACCGATGGTATCATCAAGAACGCAACTTGTGACTTTGATCCGACGTCTACAATCACTTTGACTGAGCGTATTCTTCAACCTGAGTCTTTCCAAGTAAACTTACAATTGTGTAAGACTGACTTCCGTTCAGATTGGGATGCTATTCAAATGGGTTACTCTGCGTTTGACGTTCTTCCGAAGTCTTTCGCTGACTTCTTAATTGCACACGCTGCTGAGAAAGTTGCTGCCGGTATGGAAACTTCAATTTGGAGAGGTGTTAACGCTACTGCAGGTGAGTTTGCAGGTATTATGACTCAGTTAACTACTGACGCAGCTTTACCAGCTGCACAAGAAATCGCAGGTACTACTGTTGATGCTTCTAACGTAATTGCTGAGCTTGGTAAAATTGTTGATGCTTGTCCTGCTGCTATCTACGGTAAAGAAGACTTAACATTATATGTATCTAACAACATCTATCGTGCTTATGTTCGTGCATTGGGTGGCTTTGCTGCTTCAGGTGTAGGTGCTAACGGTTACGACAACAAAGGTACAAACCAAACTTTAGGTGATGTTTACTTTGATGGTGTTCGTGTATTTATGGCTAACGGTCTTGCTAACAACACAGCTCTACTTGCTCAGAAGTCTAACTTGTACTTCGCAACTGGTTTGTTGAATGATATGAACGAAGTTCGTGTTATTGATATGGCAGAAAATGACGGATCTCAGAACATCCGAGTAGTTATGCGTTTTTCCGCAGATGCTAAATACGGCTTTGCATCAGACGTTGTTACTTACGGAATCACAAACTCTGCTAACTAATCTTAGCTAAACTTAAATAATCGGGGAGGGCGGTAAAAACTTCCCTCCCTTTTTTATAACATTTAAAACTTAAAAATATGTCTTGTGATTTAGCAAATGGACGCTTGGAAGTATGTAAGGACGCTATCGGTGGTATCGATGCGGTTTACTTCATTAATTATGGCGACTTTAATCCTGAAACTGACGTTGCATATGTGGCTGGTACTGATACCATCGACACTATCGCTAACGTTACTTCCCTTTACAAATACGAACTCAAAGGAACTAACTCTTTTGAGCAAGTTGTAACTTCTTCTCGTGAAAACGGAACTACATTCGTTGAACAAACATTAACAATGACTTTGAAAAAGCAAGATGCTACTACACACAAGTCAGTTAAATTGCTTGCTTACGGACGTCCGCAAATCGTAGTTCGCAACCGCAACAACCAATTCTTCCTTATGGGTCTTGAGCACGGTGCTGAATTAACTACTGCAAACGTGTCAAATGGTACTGCAATGGGTGACCTCGTAGGTTATACCTTGACTTTTGTAGCGACTGAGACTTTGCTCGCCAATCTTCTTGACTGCACTAATGAGGCAGGTCTTGCAGGTGGCGCAGGCGACGTGTTTGGTGCTACTACCACTATCGTTACTGCTTAATCGTTTTCTTCATAGCGTGTGAGAAGGGTGGCATTAGCTGCCCTTTTTGCTTTTAAAACAAATCGCTATCAAGTTAGTTACTTTATTATGATTGTACTAACAACATCTACATCAGCTCAGACGTTCTCGTTTATTCCAAGAGACATACCTACATCAATGGTAATTACTGATGACCAAACCAACACACCAGTAACGATATCTATCGGATCTCAGACTCAAGGTAACTACGTCAATACGCTAACTGCAACTTTTGCTTTAAAAGAAGGACATTTCTACGATTTGGTATTGTACAAAAACACGGACATCGTTTACAAGGATAGAATCTTTTGTACTGACCAAAACATCGTTTCATTTTCCGTAAACAACGGAGAGTATACATCTAACACCACATTAAATACGTTCATAGTTTATGAGTAACAACGTACACGTCTTAAACCTATCGGCATACACTACTCCCGTCATTCAGGAGAGCAAGCGTGATGCGTGGGTTGACTTTGGAGAAGACAACAATTACTATCAATTCTTATTGGATAGATACACGAACTCCACTACAAACAACGCAATTATCAATAACATTTCACGTTTGGTTTACGGACGTGGTATATCTGCGGTAGATGCTTCTCGTAAGCCGAATGAGTACGCACAAGCAATGGCTCTTTTCAATAAGGATTGTTTGCGTAAGATTGCTATTGATAGAAAGATGCTCGGTCAGTTTGCAATTCAGGTACACTACAACGATAAGCACGATAGAATCCTAAAGGCATTCCATATGCCGGTGAATCTTCTTAGAGCTGAAAAATGTAATAAAGACGGAGAAATCGAAGCCTACTACTACTCGGATGATTGGACTGACGTAAAGAAATACCCACCTACAAGAATACCAGCTTACGGAACGTCTAAAGATAAGATTGAGATTCTATTCTCTAAGCCTTACGCAGTCGGAATGAAGTATTATGCTTATCCTGACTATCAAGGCGCAGTACCTTACGCACTATTGGAAGAAGAGATAGCTGATTACCTGATAAACGAAGTTAAAAACGGATTCTCAGGAACTAAAGTAGTCAACTTCAACAACGGAGTGCCTACTGAAGAGCAGCAGTCTATCATTACAAACAAGGTTTTAGGTAAGTTGACTGGTTCTAAAGGTCAGAAAGTAATCGTTGCTTTTAACGATAATATGGACACACGCACTACCGTAGATGATTTACCTTTGAATGATGCTCCTGAACACTACACATACTTATCTGAGGAGTGTATGCGTAAGATTATGCTTGGTCACAACGTAACGTCGCCACTACTTTTTGGTATTGCAGGCGCAAACGGATTTAGTTCCAACGCTGATGAGCTTCAAAACTCGTTTATCTTATTTAACAATATGGTGATTAAACCGCTTCAGGATGAAATACTTGAAGCCTTAGACACTATCTTATCATTTAACGGCATATCCCTTAACTTATTCTTTAAGACGCTTAAACCGCTTGAATTTACGGATTTAGAAAACGCTCAAAACTCTGAGCAAGTGGCTGAAGAAACAGGTACTGAGTTAAGCAAACACGAACAATTAGATAACGAGGTTGCTCAATCACTTATTGAACTCGGAGAAGAGCCTTCTGAAAATTGGCTTCTAATAGACGAATTTGCTGTTGACTATGATTCGGACGACTCAGAGAACGAAATGCTCTCTAAAGAGCCTAAAACGTCTCTACTAAGCAAGGTGTACAACTTTGTAAGTACAGGTGATGCAAGACCAAACCTAAGAGACAAACAAGACAAGGTAATTGACGGAGTTAAGTTCGTTACTCGCTACGTTTATGCAGGTTCAGAACCAAGTGATAAATCAAGAGATTTCTGCAATGCAATGATGCGTGCTAAAAAGATTTATAGAAAAGAGGATATCATCAAGATGGGCGGTCAAGCAGTCAACAAGGGATGGGGTCCTAAAGGAGCTGATACGTATTCTATTTGGCTTTACAAAGGTGGCGGCAACTGCCATCATCGTTGGAACAAACAAGTCTACGCAGCATTTGAAGGCAAGGCTTTAGATATCCCTAACGCTCGACAAATCGCACAAGCAAAAGCAGCTAAGTTTGGCTACACTATCAAGAACGAAGCTTTGGTTTCTCAAAGACCAGTTGATATGCCTTACAACGGCTTTTTACCTACTAACCCAACATACGGCAAATAATGGCAACTGCACTACTCATAACAAGAGACGATTTGGTTCGTTTTACTGCGGTAAACGGGAATGTTGATACTGACAAATTTATTCAGTTCATTAAAATCGCTCAGGACATTCACATTCAAAATTACTTAGGTACTAAGCTACTTCAGAAGATACAAACGGATATCACAGCAGGCACTTTAGCCGGTAACTACGCTACTTTGGTAAACACTTATGTAAAACCGATGTTGATCCATTGGGCAATGGTTGAATACTTACCTTTTGCAGCTTATACAATTGCTAACAAGGGAGTCTATAAGCACTCATCTGAGAACTCTGAGAACGTAGATAAAAACGAAGTAGACTTCTTAATTGAGAAGGAACGTCAAATTGCTCAACACTACACGGAGCGTTTCATTGATTACATTGTATTTAGAAACAACTTGTTTCCGGAGTACACTACAAACTCAAACGGTGATATGTATCCTGATAGTGCAAATAATTACACAGGCTGGTATATATGAGAACACGAACTAAGGTAGGAACATACAAACCAAAAGAAGAAAACATTGAGAAACTTCGTGTTTTTCTAACTAAACTTATAAAAGATGGCAAATAGCAACGGATGGGGAGACGGCGCAGCAAACAACTCAATAGGTTGGGGGCAAGG